GAATACCTTTTTTTTAATGTCTTGTCTTTTAAATACATTCTCTTTTTGTTTTTTAATTTATTATTCTTCTGTTTTTGGAACTGTCAATGCATTCAACACAGCATTTCTTTGTTTAGCTGCCTCTAACACTGAATTTACTCTTTGTTGGCCTTTATCCTCTTTTACTTGCTTATGCTCACTATGTGTTCTAGCACCAGTACTTTGTCCCATATCAATTTGAATTGTAGCGTTATCAAATTTGATATCTTCGAAAATAAGTCCAGACTTACCAAAACGAGATTTAAGAACCGCCATAGTTGCTGTACCAGCTTCTTTTTGGTCTAGTGTTTTAGCAATAGATACAACAAAGTGTGCAATTTGTGCTTTTTTGATTGAACCACCCATTTGGTCAGCTTCTACAATATCAGCTTTGATTGAACTTCTATTTCCTTGAATTGCAGTCCATCCAGCGATATCTAATTCAGCTAACATTGTTTCGAATTGTCTCATAACACTACCCTCACCTACGTTAACATCATCAAATTTTCTTGATGGTTCAACACAATCAATATAATCTAACAAAAGAATATCTGGTCTCCAACCTTGAGCAATCAACTTTCTAATGTATTGTCTGATAACTGGAATCGTAGTACCGTCACTTGAAAACTTTTTAAGTTTCAAGCTACCTTTACCCTTCATCATTTCATTACTCATTTCAATTAATTCATCTTTATGTAGAGATAAACTATTCAAATCATAACCAGACCAACAAGATAAATGTTTTCTTTGGATAACTTTTGGGTTATCTTCGAAAAATATTTGTAAAACTTTGTAACCATCACTCATCGCAGTGTTGGCAATTTTTGTCATCATAGTTGTCTTACCAACTCCAAATGGAGCCAATATGGTAGCCAACTCTGTTTTGGATAGTCCACCATCCATCACATCATCCAACCCTTTTATACCAGTTCTAATGGGTTTTCTGAAGTCATCTTCTAATACAGTATCGATATTGTCAAAAATATCCATTCCATCATCTTTGTTATCACCATGTTCCAAAGCTTTCCTTAGAATAGCTTCACATTGTTCATAATCATCAATGTTTCCTTTGTTTATAATTTTTGTAATCTCGTTAACTGATTTTTTCAATTCTTGTTGCTTACAAAACTTCATTGCTATGTCTTGAACTTTAAGTGTATCATTCAAGTCAGCTTCTTGTATTTTACGAAGTTGTCCGATGACATACTTTCTTTGCATGTCATCAGATACATCTTCTAATAATCTAAATTCAAGACTTCCGACATCTGGTATGATATCATCTTTAACTTTAGCATCTTTAATTGTAGCGGCAACAACTCTTAGATAAGGGTCCTCAAAATAATTTGGGTCAACTATATCGATAATCGAATTAGCAAACTTTCTATCTGTTAGAATTTGTGCTATTAATCGTAATTGATAATCGTACCCTAAGTACCCTAAACTATTTTTGTCTATTTTTGCCATTTTTTTATTTTAGAAACGTTGTTATAATAAATATAAGAATGGTTGGCATTAAGCACCAACCATTGTATAATTTTTTTGACTCAATGAATGTCTAATTTCAGACATGATTGATGGTATAATCTCCCTAACATCCACTGCGTAACGCACTTTTGGTGGGAAATAGTTGCCACAGAATTGGCTTTTTGCAACGCTAACTTTATCAATTTTAATTTCAAATTGAAAGTTATCAATTTTATCAAAGATAGACTTACCAGCCTCTTCATCTTCTTTTTGAACAAAATAAGGATTGTAATTATCCCACAAATATTCTTTAGATTTGTTTTGTAAATATCTAGGAATAATCCCTAAACTACCATACTGACCATTGTTCATCCCAGCGATGTTATCCATCAATTCTTTAAGTTCGTAAGATTTAACTGAATCCTCGTTATAATCACGAATGTTAAAATATCTCTGACAAATAATGTGGTCATTGATATAAAGGATAAATTCAAATCTTTGTTCTTCAATTTTTTTTGCTATGTTAGCATTTTTTTCTGTTTCTGTACTCATTTTTTCTGTTTTTAAATGTTAAAAAATTATTTTTTCTCTTTCTATAAGTTTTTTAAAAGGTAATAAGTATTCTGGATATCTTATATCACCTATTGATTTATCTAACCCATCTCTTTCCATGTACATAAGAACATTTTTTAGGTCTCTACCCGATGAGTCTAGGGTGCCATCAATCAATTGTTCTAACTCTCTAATTCCATCTTCTGTTAACATTGGTTTTTTAAGATTTACTAGCATTTCATTTATTTCATAAACTCTAGTTCCTTGCACACCATCTGTTACTGAATTGATAATGTTATCTAACACTTTTAGAGGTTTTTTCTTGGTGCTTACTCTGGTTTCTTGTTGCTTTTTAGCTTCATCTATTATCTCGTTTAAAGTTAATTTCCTTTCACTCAGCATAGGGAAGAGATTCACTAGTGTTGTCTCTTTTAACCCTTTGATTCCTTTTATCGAATCACTATCATCACCAATTATTGTTTTGACTAACGCAGCATTTTGGTAACTGTAGCGAAAATACGAAGAAAAGTTGGATTTGTCAACATAATTCTTAATTGATTTGTCACAAAAATATATTCTTATGTCATCACTGATTAATTGAGCCATATCTCTATCGTTGGTACAGATAGTTATTTTCTCGTTTGGTTTCTTTGTTAGACAATAGTATGCTATGAAATCATCACCCTCGATAACTTCATGTCTTAATTGTCTGATATACATTTCATTTAAGTATTCCCAAACTAGCTCACGCTGATTTAATTCTGATTCGTCAATGGGTTGAGTCCCATTTATGTAGTCTTTTCCTCTACCACTCTTATAGGGTTCATAGATATTATACCTTAATAAACCACTATAGTTACCATCCCAAAAAACATATACCCTATGGTACAGTTCTTCAGTTAGTAACATTCTAAGTGTTGTAAGAAATTGGTAGATGCCACCTATATGGTGACCATTTTGATTGTATTGGCTTTTGGCTCCGAAAAAGCCCGTTTTAAATAGGGCATTTCCGTCAACCAATAATGTATTTTGTATTTTTTCTACAGTTTCACCGCTTCTAGGTGGTCTTTTGTTCATAATAGAACGTTTAAAGGGTTATTACTCTTTTTCGTATGCATCAGTATCAAAATCGTGTTCTTTGATTGCAAAGTCATCGAAGTTTGTACCTAGTTTTTCGTTAATGAAATCTTTCTTTTCTTTAACATAATCATTTTTTTCAAGTGGATTAACAAATCCGTGTGGTGTTGAACAGATTTCACCCATTCTTTCTAAACCATTTACGTGGTTTTTAACACACTTGATATCTGTTTTTACACCGAATTGGTATGATTTACCACCCATTACAGCATCTAATTTTTTAGCTGATGATGTTGACATACCACCCATGTGGAAAATAAGTCTAACACCGTATTTGAAACCTTCACCACCATTGTGCATTACAGTTGGTTGTCCAACAGAGTTTGGTCTTAACCAAATTTTTTGAACGGTAACAAATGTATTGATATATGGTGCTTTCTCTCTTCTAGATGCTGGTATTCTAAAGTTAAGTATAGATTCGAAAGACCTTTTCAATGCACCAGCAGTCCATTGGTTATTGTTTGTATTAGAAACAGCACCTTCGTAACAACCTATTGAACCAATAGAATCCCAAACAAATGTAATGTTGTAAGGAAATTCACCTTTATCTTGTTTATCCATAATCTCATTCATTGCACGTGCAATATCTTCAACTACTGGAATAAATCTTTGTGGTGATTGTGTCATTTTACCAGATTTGTAATCAAAATTTTGGTATAACTGAACTAAATCACTACCACCAAAATACATGAAGTTATCTCCATCGTAATCAATAATTTCACCAGTTTCTTCATCAACTATTTCATTAAAATCAAATCCTACTAATTTAGCATGTTCCCAGTTGAAACTACCTTCAGTGTCAAAGATAACAACATAGTCACCTAATTTTTGAGCACCAGCAATTGTTTCATAAATACCAGTTGATTTACCAACGTCTGAAAATCCTCTGAACTGAGTAGTATAACCACGTGGAACTCCAGGTAATCCTACTGCATCATGAAAAGCTTTTTTGAATGGAATCCATGCTAATTCTTTTTCTTTTACAGTTTGTTCACCTAAACCTAGGCTAGATTTAAAACTTTTGTTATCAAATGGTTTTTTTTCAATCGGTTTTTTTTGTGGTTTTGTAGCCATCTTATTTTTATTTTTTATATTGTTATTTTAGAACAAAAAAGGAGCAATTTCTCACTCCTTTTTGTTTAGTTTTGATTAAAATGGCAAATCATCTTCTTCATCTTCTGTTTCAACAGAAGCAGTTGGAGCTGATGTAGTTGTCGCAGCTTGAATATTAGCTTTAACATTTTCAACACCCAAAGTTAATTCTTCTTCCAATGTGTCAGCAGAATTAGATTTTAAAGATTCTTTATCAACGAATTTTTTCTCGTCTTTATCCCAAACTGGAATACCACCTTTAACGATTATTTCTAAATAATCATATGTTCTAACTGAATAAACATCTTCCCAAGTTCTTCCGTCATTCAACCAAGCTTCCGCTTTTTCTGAATCTTCAGATAATGGTGTAGAATCCAATGCAACAATTGCAGATACTACTGGAACATTATTTTGATTTCTTTGGATAGATAAAGATAAATCACGACCAGTTTGTGGGTTAGTAATATCTTTATTAGTTTTTAGTGCAGTTAACACACCATGGATTTTATCGAAGATACCTTCTTTTCTGTAATCATGGTTAAATCTCCAGAATTTTACACCATCTTCTTCGTGTTCTCTATCAACAACTTTTACAACATACATTTTACGTGCAGCGTATTTTTTAGCCAATTCTTTGTCAGATTCTTTTCCAGTCGCTAATAATTCTTCACGAGCCTCGCAGAATGGACATGGTTCACCTTTTTCATGTTTTAAACATGCAAATGTTTTCCACTCTCCATCAACTTGAACTTTGTGTCCATGAACTTCAACGAATGGAGACCCATCGCTTGACGGTAAAATTCTGATTTCTTTAGTTGCTGATTTTACACCTTCTTTGATAAAAGTGTTAAAGTAGTTTTTTAAGTCGTATACTTTCTCTGACTTTTTTTCGTACTTAGGAGCGTTGTTCTTCTCGTACTGTGCTAGCATTGCATCCAATGCACTTTTTTCATTACTCATCTTTTTTTATTTTATATTTATGTTATTACTTACACATTTTACTTACTACAAATATACTAAAAATTCTGAAAAAGTCAAGTATTTTTATCAATTATTTTATACTTTTTTTCTCTTAATTTTTAACAAATGTACGACATTATTTTAAATAATGCAACTAATTTTTAATTTATTTTTAAAAATAAAAAAGCCCCATTAAATGAGGCTTTTTATTAAGTTTTTAATACTTTAGATATCTTCTTCTTCGTAATCATCTGGTGTTACACCAAAACTTTTTTTGATTTCTGGTTCACTATATGTTGTGTCAACCTCATCTTTAGTTAATGTATATTCTTCTGGTTCTTTATCTTTACCCATAACATCATATGCACCTTCTTTGTCAGCCCAATAATCAGTTAATTTTTGAGAATAAGGATATGAACTTAATGAACGCATCTCTAATTTTTCAACTGGTGTAGGATTTCTTTTAACTATTTCTTTTTCTAATTCTTCAATTTTAGAACTAACAGCATCCATAGACGCAATTCTTGCTTCTAAATCAGATAGTTTTTGTAAAAGCATTTCAGTATTTTGTGTCGCTTTTTCAGCAGCCATTTTAGCTTCTTCTGAACCTTGTACCAAAGAAGTAACATCAACTTCAACATCATCAGATGTATCTTCTACTGGTTCTTCTACTGGTTCTTCTACTGGTGCTTCAGTATCATCAGCTGGTTCTTCAGCTGGTTCTTCATCACCAATTTCACCAGTTTGTTCTGTATCATCACTTTTAACATCACCACCTTCTGGTGCGTCAGCTTCTGGGGCATCAATACCTAAATCACCAGCGATATCAGCAGCCACATCTTCAGCATCTTCAGCTTCTTCTAATTCATTACCTAAAATAAGATTACTAGTGTCATCATATTCTGGTGCTGTTTTTTCCTCTTGGTAAAAATCGTATTCAGAAAGCAACCTAAATTTTTTAAGTTCTTCCTTTAATAATTCTGGATTTAATTTTACTTTCTTTCTCATTTATTATTAGAATAATAATTGTCTACCGTCTTCGGTAATTATTTTTTTGTTGATTCTTTCAATAAGACTTTTATCACCTTTGATAACACATACACCAGAACTACAATCCATATCTGGGTTTTGGTTTTCTGTGTTTAAATATCCGTCCAAAGCTTTATCTAAACCATTTTGGTTAGATGTTGTTTGATTTGAGTTATTTTTACTATTTTCCATAACAATATTTTTTATTTTTGTTTTATGTTTATATATAAATATCTATAAAACACTAAAAAATCCTACTTATATTGAAAATAGTGAGGTCAGTACCGTTTAATAATATGATTTTGTTTTGATATTCATTCCAATCAATCTTCACAGTCTTATTATCAATGTTACCAATTGATTCTGGATAAAGATTTTCTATTAATTTATTCAAAGCATTTATTGTATAAATAGCGTTACCTTTTTTATGGATAGGAACAGCACTTGGGAATAAATTTTTTAGGTTTAGAGGTTTGTCTTGTTGAACTGTTAATTTAAAAGTCATTATGACTTTAGATTCATCATCTAAATTTTTATAACAGAAAACTTTATTCTTACCAATACTAAATTTGGTTTCCAAATAACTTAAAAACCATTCAACTCTCTCTGGAAATATAAAGGTTGCTAGAAGTATTGTTTTGTTCATTTCTTATAGAGTATAGATAAGGTAAAAACTTGATTTGATACCCAAGTTCTTCAATGTAATTCTTGTACTCTATAAGTATCTCGTTTTCCTCCAAAAAGACTGGGCTTTTGGATTTAATTTTTGATTTTATTTTATGTTTATCAAACCCAATATATGACATTAACTTTAAATCAACCCCAAATATAAATTTATCGCCATAAATGTATATCATATCATCATTTACAAATGTAACTAAATTTTTAATAGAATATAATTTTCTGATTATTTTCAAAAGACTCTTTGATTTATATTGTAGTGGGTCGATAAAAATATACTTTATATCTTTTGTTAAATCATTATATACTTTATTTATAAACCATGATAAATCTTCAGCATGTTTATCTCTTCTTTCTGTTTTCTTCACAGTCCAATATAGATTTGGTTTTAATTCAATATCTAAAATATTAAAATCTGGATAATGTTTATTAACATAATCAAAACCAATAATCAAAGTAGGTAATCCATGAATTATTTCATCCATGGATTTCACTACGTTAAATTCTTCTGAAACGTTTATACTATTATTTGAAACTATATTCGCAACTTTCATATTGCAAATGTACTAAATTTATTTATAAAAAACAAATTATGAACTACCAGCAATATTTTTACCACTCATTTTACCAGTACTTAATATTTGAGCAATATAAGTAGTTGGTGGTACACCATTAGAATTTTTACAACCAATACCACCTTCTTTCCAAACACAGAAATCACCTTTTGGTGCTTGTTGTAAAGTAACAGCTACGTTATATGCATCTTGTTTAGTTTTTATACCAGATTTTAAAGCTGCAACTAAATTAGGGTAATTACCATTAGTTAAAGTTTTATGTGCAGCACCTACACCTTCATCTATATTAGTAAAGGCTTGTACATCTTTGTTAACACCACTACTGATACATGATTTTGAATTACCATAAGGTTGTTTAGTACTAAACGCATTCCAATTACAACTTGGATTTTCAATTTGACTCCAAGCCATTAAAATAAATTTATTACCATCTGTTTTAGGTGCACCTAATTTATCCAATAATTTATCATAAAAACTAAGTGTACCAGCATTTAAACTAGGTAATGGTTGGTCTTTTACTGTTGCTGGTCCTTTAGGATAATCAGAAACGCTAGTATAAATTTTGTTAGATTTATCACTAACAGCTGTCGTTTTATAATTCATATCTGTATAAACAGCTTCTTTATTATCTTTACCTTTAGGGTTGTGAACAAAAGATTTAATTTTAGATTCTTTAATTTCAGTTAATGGATTGTCACTAACTTTATTACTACCAACAGCTGGTATTGGTCTATTTCTAAGTTGATAAATGGCTGCTTTACCATGGTATTCCCAATGCCACCATTCTTCACCATCAGAAGTACCAACTTTATTACCGTCATTAGCCCAATATGGTTGAACGAATCCATATTCATAAGCATGATTGTATAACCATTTTAATGATGGGTTTTTAGTAAAATTAAACGCATTTTTAACGTTGTCAACATTTTCTTCTTGATTTCTAAAGATATTACCGTCTTTATCAAAAAATTGAAAATCTAAAGCCAAACCAAAACAGTGCATAGAACTACCACCGTTAGTTCTAAACATTGAAGTGATATAAGCGTAACTACCATTTTGACCAGCAGCTTTTAAATTTTGTGATTTCATCCAATCTACCCAATCTTTCATCATTTCTTTTAATGGTTCAACAGCTTCACAAATCATTTGTGTGTTAGGGTTTAACATGAACTCAATTCCTGGCATTTTTGGAACTTTACAAGGTTTAATATTTCCAGCATCAATATTACTACCACTACAACCATTATCTATCAATGTTTGTAATATTGGTGGTGATGATGCTGGTGTACTACCTCCACCACCTATTTCTCCAGTTCCAGCTTCACTTAAATCTAATGTTTCTATTAAATCCATATAAACATCGTATGCTGTAATCAATGGTGTTTCTGGATATCTTATTCTGGTACCACTAAAGTTTGTTGACATACTATTTGGTTTAATAGAATGTGAAACTTTTGTTATCAAATAAGCACCATGGAACATAGGTATATTATCTAATTGAAAATACATCATTGGTTGAATCATGGCATTACCCATCATTTCAACTTGTGCCGTATAACTTCTTACAGCATATACGTTATAAATGTTTTGTCCAACAATAGCTCTGTTGTTTTCAGACCCTTTTTGTGATATTTCATCTTGAATTTGAATTGATTCATCGGTTTCACTAAATTCACTTTGGTCTAAATTAATATCTTTAAATATATTCTGATTTTGTTGACTATATCTAACCATAAATGTACTTACTGGCTCTTCCCATGCTTCATACTTTTCACTAGTAAAATCTGTTGGTACTGAAACATCAACACCACCATTCATACATCTTAAATCAAAACCATCATTAGGGTAATTACCATCTTTAAGTTCTAAATGTTTAGATGATTGTCCATCATAGACACAAACAAACGCTGGCCCACAAGAACCACTAACTAATAAATCATTTTCATAATTATACGGTTTAAAAATAGCTTCTAAAATAGTATCGTCATGAAAATTAATAAAATTAGGTAACGCTTGGAAATTAAAGTTATTAGACGCTAAAATATCTGATATAGCATCATACGCTGAACTATTTGGATTACCAATAAGTCTATTATTTATCGGTATAGGATTTATATATAATTCATTACCTATATCTCTAAAATTTCTTGTTACAAATCTAAAACTATCAATCATTCTAACTTTAGAATTTGAATATTTTTTAGCTAATGCATGGTCAACGCTATTTCTACCACCACATTGGAATACTAAATGGTCAACATCTTCCGCACCACCTAACCATTTATCGTAAATATTTTTACAATTTCTATATAATTGAAGTCTTATAATGTCTTTATTAGCAGTACCAAAAAGTGAAATATCTATATTTTCATTTTGTTTTGAAATATTATATTCATCTGCTTTACCTTTTAAAGTTTCTGTTACTGCTGAAAAATATAAATCAAAAGCAGCACTAGTAGTTGTAACAGCAGCTCTTTCTTCTGTTGACCCACCATCCCATTTTTTCCATATTTTATAATTACTATTTACTATAATAACTTCTTCCATCATAGCATCTATAATAGAAGTAACCGCTTCACTACCATCTCTTAATTGTAAATGTAGATAAAATTTATTGTTAATTTCGTTTATCGGTGCAATTATATCGTAATGTGTTGTAATGTTGTCATAATTAGTTTCAAAAGGACTACCAATTCCAGCTATCGTACCTTTAATTATATCATTTGTTGATACTTTTATTTCTTTTGAAAATATTGAAGACTTTGCATAAATAGCATTAATATATTGTGTAAATTTATAACCAGCTGTTTTATCTTTTGTATCAAAAATTTCTAACATACCAGCTAAACTTTCCCAACTAACCTTACCAGCATCACCATTAACAAATTCAAAAAATATTCTTTTAAATTCTTTTTTAACTTGTTGTGGTAAAGTTTTAATTGGGCTACCCTTATCTACTTCATAATTTTCTAAATCGGTATTACCTAAAGAACCATCCTTACTTAATACAGTAGGAAAAAATTGGTCATCTTCTCCACTTTTTTTTATTACTGGGTTATCCCAAATTACATCCGAACTATTTATTGCACCACTAGAATAATCTTTAGACCAAACAATAGGGTCTTTTTTACCACTACCACCACCAGTTATTTTAGTACCATCCATTTCTGGATTGTTGGTGTCGAATCTCCATAATATACCACCAATATAAGCACACCATAGTCTAGGTGCATGTATTATACCAGCTTTCATATCAAATAAATGCTTTATTTCATTAACATCAAGTGGGTCACCATTATGTTGATTTACATTAAATGGTAAAGTTTGTAAAAACAAAAATGCTTTTGAATAATCTTCACATGAAATTTTGGTATTATCACTTTGAACTATCTCTGCGTAAGATTGTTCATAATATAATCTACTACCAAAAAGACTAAAACTACCATTTGTGTATGCTAGTCTAGGTTCATCATCAGTATCCCAAGATTTAGTGTTATATCTAAGTTCAATATATGGGTATGTTATACTACCACCACTACCACCGTTTATCATACCTTGAAACAATTCTCTGTTTAAACCTATTTTAGAATGTACATCGACAGTACCTTGGTCACCACCAGTTCTATAAACATCTCGTTTATCATCTGGCATTGTTATTGTAGGTTTGAAACCAGAACCATCTTTATAAAAATATGGTGATACAGTATCATATTGTAATCCTTTATCAATTTTAGTGGCTTGTCTAGTAAACCCTAACCCAATATCACAATTTCTATAAAACATATACATTAAAGGTAAACCATTTAATTTTTCATTACCCCAGTTCAATTCTTTAAATTCTTGAGTTCCAAAGTTAGGATTAAATGAATTATAACCAGCTTCAGCTGTTACTGTATCTTCTTTTAATAAAGCCAAATCCATAATAGTTTCTGTTGGTACACCTTCTGGTGTTGTACCAAGGCTTCTAGATGTTGGTAATGATGTTAATATTTTAATATCACTACCACCATCATCTAATTTATAAGCAGTAGGTGTGTTACTGTAGTTTGTTAAAAATATTGCTTTAGTATCGTTTCTTAATTTAGCTAAAGAATTTTTTAATACTATATTTTTAGCATTATCCTCTGGTGTATCACCTAAACTAGCTACACCCCATTTAGTTTCATTATTAAACCCATCACTTATAGGTATCAATTTCCAACCATCTTTACCAGTAAATGTGTAAATGTAATTATAGTAAACTTCACCACTCTCTTCTTTTACAACTGTTCTATCAATAGTGTTTATTTTACCACTAACCCCTTTAAAATATTTTACATCTAACTGTGTTAATGATTGTCTTAAAACAGCATCTTTAACACCTCTTAACATGTTATCAACTTCAACTTTTCCCATAGCGATAATTTCTTCATCGGTTAATAATGTAGGGTCTGTTGAATAACCTAAGAAAATCATTGCTCTAATTACCATAAGTCTAACAACATCTGGTAAAGTAGTTAATGTACCAGCTCTTTCATAAGGTTCTAAATCTGTAAAAATAAAACTATCAAAAGGGTTAACTGGATTCCATGTTGTTTCAATTTTTTCTTGGGCTTCTAAAGCATCTTTTTCACGTTTAGCGGCTTCTCTAAAAGCTTTTAATAAGTCATCTATAAAACGTAACTCATCAACACGTTCTGGTTGGTCTAGAACGTCAGCAGCCCCTAAATATTTATCAACATATGCATTTTTTTCTGCATCTTTTTCTCTATAATCTGGCCATGGGAAGAATTCTTCTTTTCTGATATAAACATTAGACATGTCTGTTATCCTTTTAGCTTCATCATCATCTTTAAATTTTTTAGCTAATTCTTCTTTTCTACCAGTACTTTTAGATGCTGCTTCTGAAACTAAAAATATCGTTTCTACAAACACTTCAATAGCAGCAGTATAACATTCAATTATTGTTCTAGCTGTTGGGTCAAAACCTAATATACTTCTAACTTCAGATTCAAAAGCTTTTGCTAATTGTTTTTTTGCATCTTTACCACTTACTTCTAAAGCTTTTCTAGAAACACCTAATTTTTCAAACAATAATGTCATATCAAATATATCTAACGCAGCTTTATCACCTATAGCTGGAGTAGCATTATTTGAATTTATATGTTTAACTATTTTTTCTTTAATTTGTATAGCGTTTGATGGGTTACCTAATTTTAAGTTTAAACTTGGATTATCAGCAGTTGATTTTAATTCTTCTAACGTTACATTTTTATATAATTTACCACCAGTTGTACTAGTTGATGTTTCTATATTGACAAAATCACTTTCACTAAGTTTATCATCTGGGTTTAATGTGTTATATTTATCAATTAATTCTTTAACTTTTACTTTATATAAATTATCTAAAGCATTTTTTTGTGTTGCATTATAAGTTGTTACATGATTAAAAACAATATATTGATATTCTTCTTTACCAGTGTTTAAATCTGGAAAACCTTGACCTAATATATTAATTTGGTTTTTTATCAAATCTAAAATTTCGGTTGCTTCATCAACAGCGTTTAATTCTTTTGCTGCTGGGTTTTCATTTATTTCTTTTTCAACACCATCATTTATTCTATTTATAGCAATAACTAAATCACTAAGACCTAATACTGTATTTCCGTTTGTAAAAGTGTCATTGTATTTTTTAAATTGTTCTTTACCTATTGTAGTAAAAGGAATCGCTTTTAAGTAACCTAAAAGCATATCTGCCATCAATGCAAAAGTATAACCAATAAAATTGGCAGTAATTTCGAAATTACCAGTTTGTGAGTTAAATTTAGAATTAAACTTCAACATGTGTAAACAATATTTTACTGGAAAACCGTAATACCCTTTTATTTCCAACTCAAACATTGGATATGGTAATTGGAAAAATGTTGTATATTTGTTTCCTCTATTGTTTAATATATTTTCTTCATTTTGAAAAATAGAACTACCTCTAACATCAGTAAAATTGATTGTAATCAATGGTGCCATTGATGCATTAAACTCAATATCAATACTATTGATACCCAATGTTTCATCATTTGTAATATCTGATTCAAACCTTGTAGTTAAATCAGTATAACTAGTTGTTAACACTTTTTTATCACCACCTAATTTAGAACCTTCCAAAAAATTAACTCTAATTTCTGAAACATCTTCTTTGATACCACCTTCTTTCTCACCAGTTAATAATGTTCTACCTTTTCTGAAACTTGTTAAGACTACAGATATGTTTAAATCTTCTAACTGAACTGGTACATTGCTATCAGCTGAAAACCCATCAAAATCGTTTGGGTCAACTATTTTAGCTCTACCAGCACTGCAACCTATTTTATTTTTATTCGCCATATAATAATTTATGATTTCTTATTTGTGTGTTGTATCTTTCAATCGCATTTTCAAATGGATACGGTATCCTTATTAACGTCATATCTGGTATATTAAACTCTATCCCTCCAAATTGAGGATTAGCAGCCATAATTAACCATCCACTCCATGCATTATTATAATACATGTTGCTTATTTTGTCAAGTCTACCAACACCTTGTTTGTAAACATAACTTAAATCAGTCGATGCTTGAGGTATTGTAATTCCTGGAAGTGGTTTCATTCCAGCGTTAACTCTAAATTGCGAGTATCTATCTATATATCCAGCCATAATTTTTAATTTTTATTTATTTGTTAAATTTTTATAAAGGATGTAGTAAATGATGTTGACGGTCCATCAATTATTTCAAATTTAGCTTGGTAATTTTGTGTTGGTTTATTATTATTATCAAGAAGATTTAAAAACTTAAAACTAGTTAAAAATGCTTTAGAGTCAACATAAGTTTCACTATTTTTATTTTTATCTAAATCAAAAATTAGTATTTCATGTGGACAATTATCTTTATCCCATATAGTTAATTTTGCTTTTGAGTTTTTAGTTAAATTAGTATAACCAATTATTGCTGTAATAGTACCAGACCATTTATTTTCCGATGAAAAATAAACACCGCTTGTACTTACACTAGTAGATGTTATTGTAGTTGCAGTACTTGTACTTGGAGTAGTCGCTGGTTTTTCTTGTGCACTAGCTGGTTTTTCATTAGCTTTAATTTGGTCTTCTTCACAACTATTTTTCCTAGATTTCTCAATTGTTGAAATTGGTGTAATAACTGGGTCGTCTTTTGTTGAAACAACACCGTCATTTAATTTTAATCCAGTAGATGTTAATTTACCATCTGTTTCTACTGGTGCACCTTCTTGTGAAATATAATCAGCTCTAGCTTCATATACACCAGCATTAGCATAGTAATTAAATGACAACGCATTTTGTAATTTATTTATTGGACCATATAATGATTCACCACCAATGAATTTAAACGATAAACTAACGTTTGCAATCATTGGTTGAACACCAATACCTTCTGGGTTTAAATCCCAAACCAAAGGTTCGTATTCAATATTTAAACTATCAATAATAATTTTAGTGTTGTAAAAATCACCAATTCTTAATATACAAACTGGTGGTCTACCAAATGCTAAATTATTAGTTGTTTTAGTATCAGTTGGTCCTTGTCTAGTACATTGTTGTAAGAATGTTAACCTAGAGTTTAAACCTTCTGGTGTTGTTGAATGAAACGCTGGATGAAAATATTGTATTTTTTCTTTAAATTTATCAAAAATAAATTTATCAGTTTTTTTCAATTTATCAAAAAACATTGTTTCATTATAGAATTTTTGAGTTATTTTTGATGTAACCTCTTCATTTATTGTTATAATACATGGTTTTGGTTCAGATATTTCTTCTGAAGCAAGTTTTTCATCATATTCAAAATGAATTTTAACTCTTCTATCATATTTACAAGCAAATGTATCTGTTTTACTACCAGTTGCTGGGTTACAATCAGATTGACTTGCTGGTATTGGAGCACTTGGCATTTTCTTAATCCTTGTAGGATATTTTTCTTTTGACCAACCAAAAGAAGGAGCCCATTGTGACCATAACATACCTATAACATTATCAGCTCTAGCATCAGCTAATTGTATGTTACATTCTTTTGTACCTTGTGGACTAGCATATCCAGTCACTTCAATTCTACAGTGAGGGCATTTTTCTTCAATATATTTATCAATCATTGGAAATGCTTCATCAGAAAGAATACCTTTAAAAAAACTATCACCTACAACAGTTGTAGGTGCTTTACCAGTTCCACCACTATAACTATAATTTAAACCAAAATTGTTATTATCTGGCCAAGTTTTATTAGTACCATTATTTTTAGCACAATCAGTTTTATATGTAAAATTACTTGGATATTTACCTAAACCAAATCCTGGTCCATTATATGTAGGACTAAGATAAACAGAATAATCAATATCTTTTGTAAAATCTGGCAAGCCAGATGGTGTAGCACCACTTACACCACATTCATATAAAATTGGTAGTGTAGCTTGGTCATTAGGGAAGAAAACAAAAACATCTCCAGGTGGTATTTCCTTTGGTGGTGAAACTTTTTCTTGTGGTTTTTCTTCTAATCTAGGTACTATTTTAGATACAGTAATAGATGTAAATCTATCAGTCCAATAACTATCTGGTTCAATACAACCAGCCATAAATGACGCAACATAATGGTCATCTGGACCATCAGTTCCTCTAAATGTATTGGTATAAGTTGAATGGTCAACAATTATTTTAAACGATAATTGTCCACTTCTTTCAGTGTTATTATAAGTGTAAACATTTTCACCTCTACCTATAAATTTATGTGATTCCCAATCTACACTAGTTGATTCACTAAATTGAATATCATAAGGTGGAAACCACATCATTCTACCTCGTTTACCAGTTATTGGGTCACCTTGTCCCAATTCACCTTTTGGTAGCATTTCTTGTCTATCATGCCACGCTAAATTTTCAATAGAAAGCATATAATTTTTAGCGTTTCTAGGAACATTTTCATTTAAAAATTCATTTCTGTATGGTGCAATATGTACAAAACCAGTATCTTCCAATACTGAATTTTCAGTATTTAATCTGAATGGTACTTTACCACTATCTTTTGTATATAAAGCATCATTTCTAACTAAACCAGACCTATCTTCATTTATACCACCAGCAATACTGTCGTATCTACTATATGTTGTCCAACTTCTACAGTATGTATCTTCTGGATTATTAGCTGACGAACTTAAATTACCAGTTCTATCAAATAAACTAGGTTTTAAAACAGCATTACCTTTAGAGAATCCATTACCGTTAGCTTGTTGTAATTGTGATGACATTTTATCCATATCACCTTTTCTTGATACGATATTTCGCATACCAGTACTATTAAAAAGCTTTTGTGTTTTAACCAATAAACTTTTTCTTGTTTTAGGGTCATCAGTAGGTACTACTTTACCTTCAAAATTTTTTATTCTGTTTACATTACCGTCTACTTCTGTAGCCCACGAAAAAGTAGGTGTGTTTATATTATTTGTTACCGTCCATGAATTGTATGTCTCTAAATTTAATTCATCTGGACTTGGAAAACCATAACCAGATATACCAGTTACTCTTTGTTCTCTTAAATAACTTAAATCTGCTACAACTCCATCTTGTTTAGCAAAAAGATTAATCATGCCATTACCATCTTGGAAGGCATACATGTTAGCAGTTATTGTGGTTTTATCTTTTGATTTATTACTATTTTTATATCCAGGAGCATAACCACTTCTAAATGCAGTTTCATTAGGGTTATCTTTTTTACCATCAGCAGCTGTTCCAATTAAATTAGCATTAATATTTGTTAATAATGCTTGTAATTGTCCTTTACCAGTTGTTTTTAATAATTCATTAGCTCTATCTATATTTGCAACTTCACCACTTTCTGATTGAAAAATTGAACCTTCATCAGTTACGTAACTTCTAGGTATAGTAAAACCTAAAACTTTACTAGTGTAATCAGCTATTCTACCACCAGTTCCACCTGGAATTGTAATATTATAACTAGGTCTTGGAAACGCAGCAAACCCTTGTCCTTTAACCAAACTTAAAACGTTGTCTTGAATATTCAACGCACCTAAAATGTCTTGTTGTAAATTGAATGCAGCGTTATTAGCTAAAGCCAACGCTAATTGTTGTCCACCAATTTTACCTAATTTGGTATCATTGATTAAACCAGTCGCACCCAATACTCTACCAGCCAATGAAGACCTTACATCAAAGTTTGTTACAACACCACCTTTGGCTAATCCTAACCCTTGACCGTTAGCTACACTACCAATGATGTTTGCAGCTTGTATTGCTTGACTACCACCTAAATTTAAAGCACCATATTCATCTAAATAACCTTTTATTTGTTTGGTAACATTATTTACTTGTGTGTTTACAAAATCTGAAGCATCTTTTGCCTCTGCCGCATCTAAATATAAGTTTTTAATTATATTGTCTTTTTTAAATTGAGCATTTACGCTTTTACCATATATACCATATTTTTTAACTTCTTCATTAGGCTTATAAGGATAACTTTGAATACCTTGAGGCCATTCAGCATTACCGAAAGGAGTATAAGGTACATCTGGTAAATAATTTATTGACATTAAATCATTAGCCGTTTGTAATACGTTTTTAAACGTGTTAGGTAACACATTTTGTTCTTTCCATAAAATACCTTCAGTTTCTAAAGGTAAACCAATAGGAAGCGTATTAGACCCATTACCTACCATTGTATCCAACACTGGTTGACCAATTTTTGGTGAACCATTTACTGTTGTACCTAAAAAGGGGTATTGAGGGGCTAAATTTTTTAATAATAAAAAATCACGTATATTTGGCAAAGTCGCCATGATACTATTGATAGTATTCTTTGTACTTGGTGATGGCGGTGCTGTATTATAATATGGCATAGCTTAGTTAATTTATATATAAATACTATAATAACAAACTTTTTATCAAAATAAATGTTTATACTTGATTGATGTAAAATAAAAAAGGTACCCATATTGAGTACCTTTAATTATTGTTTCTAAAATTTTTATTATTTAGATTCTAATTTTTTAATTGAATCTCTTAATTTTATTGCTTCTTCAAAATTTTGAGTTGAAATTGCATTTTCTAATTTAGTTTTTAATTCAACTAATTTTTCAGAATCTTTTTCGTAGTTTTTGATTAAATCTCTTAATTTAACAGCTTCTTCGTAATTTTGATTTTCAACAGCTTTATTCAAACTATTTTTAAGTTGGTGTAACTCTGACGTAGTTTCAACGTTATTAGTTGACGTAGAGTACCAATCATTACTAAAATTAGTTGATGTAATGTAAGATGAAGTTGAGTAAGTACCATCATGTGATGTAAATGTTGTTTTGTACCATTTAGTACCATCTTCATTCGTACCGCTTTCAGTTTTAGTTTCACCTAACGTTGGTGTTAACTTATTTGTAATTTTATTGTAAAAAGATTCAAATAAATCTTTATCAGTAAAAAAACTGTTAATTAAATTTGAAATTGGTTGTTTTCTATAAGACATAGTTTTGGTTTTTTAAATTAAATTATTATTATTTATTAA